CACCTGCAATTATGGGGTTATCAAACCCGCTTACTTGCGTGAGTGAAGATTTATTAAATACTGCCATGATTTTACCTTTTCTCGGTTTGCCCTGCTATGCACTCACAGCGGGTTTAATCATGTCTTATTTTGTTTAGTTTAACCGCAGACATAGATACAAGCAATTAATTTCACTTCACTTGGTGTGACGAATATCACATTTTGCCTAGCCCGTGCTACTGTATTAGACCTTACTATGTCATCGGCTTGTTTCATGCCCTTACCTGCGGTTGACGAGGTGATGATTAAATCACCTATTTTTATGTTTCCACCTTCACCGCAACAGTTTATTGCACCTTCACCTACCGCGTTAATAACTGTGTTGTTATATGTTTCGGATAATGTTGCAACGTAAATAGGGTCGGTAATAACTCCATCTGTCATAAGCGAAGCAGGAACGCCTGCCATCAACGGTCTTTGGCTAACAAATACACCAAGCGCCCCGACCTGATTAGCCGTTGCTGATTTCGTAACAATGGTCAAAGAATCAGAAACTTTAGTCACTATTATTGTTGTATCAATAACAATATCGCCTTGCTCAATTTCAGTACCTATTTCAATTAATCCATCGTGAGAACCTGTAAATGGTGACCATGAGCCAGTTACAGCATAGCCAGCATAAGCACCATTAGCTTCCGACACTGCTATAAATGCAGCACCTCCACCGCTTGCACCTGACGCTGCAATAGCGCAATTCTTTAATGCACCATTTGGGTTTGCTGCGTTTACTAGCAATGCAAAATCAGCAACAAAACCATAATTTCCAGTAAAACGAGCAGAACCGCCACCGTTGTTTGTTGCCCATGTATTATTTACTTGTAGACCATAAACAGTTTGGCTATTTTGAAACACATACACAGCGTTATCGTAACTAGCGTTATTAACAAACAAACCTTGAGTGGCATTGCCGATTGCGATATTGCCTGCGGTAACAGAACCTAAGTTAGCAGAAATTGCCGACAGTGAACCCACTTTTAAAGATGATAAATACGGCACGTTCCACACGGTTTGATTAGTTGAAAAACTGTAAATACCGTCACTTTGGTATAAAGACTCCCCCGCCACTAATGCGGGTGGTGTTGCTCCCCAAACTGTGCCAGTTCCCCATTCATTATTTGATGGAAAAGATGTGCTACCCGTTGTTGTTACCGTTGTTGGTGATGATGCTAAAGAGCCTAACGTAGTTTTTGTATAACACACACGGGCAGACGAACCAGTCGTACCTGTTGCCCCTGTTGCCCCTGTAGCGCCAGTTGCCCCAGTCGCTCCAGTTGCCCCAGTTGCCCCTGCTGCGCCAGGTGTGCCAGTCGCTCCAGTTGCGCCTGCTGCGCCAGGTGCGCCATCATCACCAGCATAACCTCGTGCCGTTATGCTTGCAGTTACCCAGTTAATCGTTGAAGTGGTTACCGTTGCTGAATCCAATAATGCTACGGTAGCACCCCACAAAGTAAAGCCCAGACTTGGGCTAGATGGTGGCGTTAATGACCAACCGCTAGGTGTAGGCGTAAACGTACCGCTAGACCATGTGTATGTAGATGTTCCTGTCGGGCCTGCGGGTATTGTCAAAGCCCATTGAAATACTGTAGGCAATGCTGACTGAATGCCTGCTGCGCCGTTTAAAGATACCGCAGCAATGCCAACACCTGTTGTCCAATTTACTGTTGAGGTTGCGTCTGTGCCTGCTGCGATAACCTCTTTGCTTGCTTCCCATAAATATATGCCGGGTGTGCCGGGGTTTGCAGGAATTGTCGTAGTCCAACCGCCCCCACCTGAGTACGAGGCATTTACACCGGTTGCCCAAGTGTAAACAGACGTACCGCTAGGGGTAGATGGTGCAACGGTTGCCCATTGATACAGATAAGCTGCTGTTGTCTTAATGCCCGGGTCACCTTGTTCAACAAAATTAAATTGAACTGCGGTTGTTGATGCTTGTGTCACTAAACCCGAATTATCTTTATATCGTACAGGTGCGGTTAAAGTCGCTGAGTTTGCCGACATAACTGTAGGTATCGGAAACAATGCCGCTAAACCTGAAGCCGTCGGATTGCCTATAGTGATGTTTGTTTTAACAATGTCGGCATATCCTGTCGTGCTTGAGCCGCCAATACGGTAAGTGTTGTTTATAAAGGCTACATCTGCATCAGTTTGTGATGATACAAATTGAGTTTGCCCTAAAGCAGTAGAACCGTTTAGGCTTGCAATTGCATTAGTAAATGTAGCCGTTGTGCCGTCATAGGGTACGAGTATGGCAGCGGGACTAAATGTAGCTACAAATGTACCAGCTAGGTTAGTAGGCCCCCATGAATAAACCGCGCTTACAGGCGAGAAATTAGACTGGGTAATTTCATTTCCAACTTTGTACGCAAAGTAGTAAACCCCTGTGGGCAATGCTAAATCTGTAAATATATAGTTTGTATTGTTAACAAACGCTTTAGATGTAATTGGTGTTTGATAATCTAGTAAAGACCAATCGGTAGCTGTAGGTGTTGCGCTTGTTGTGTAATATAAAAATACAGAGTTTACGCGCCCTGTCACGGGTATAAATACTTGTACATTAAATGTTGGCACGACTGCATCTGGTAATGCACTTGACACTGTAGGAGCATTTAAACCACTAAAATAACCACCCGCGACTAAACCAGAGTTAGGTGCAGGGGCAAATTGTGTGATGTCAAAGTTGTCGTAAACCTGCGCGTTGTATTCTGCAAGCTGTATTTGTGCGCCAAGGTTGCCGTCTTCGACTGATGCTTCCCGTACTTGCATAACCCTAAATAACTTTGCACTCCAACCGTAATAGGCGTTTGTAACGCTAACCACATCACCCGCGTTTACTTGTATGCCGTCATAAGTCGTGTTAATCGTTAAATTAAGGTCTTCACGCGCTTGCTCTAAAAGTCTGTTAGCTAAGTAATACGCTTGTACGCTGTTGTTAACTAAATCGTAATTTAAGTTTGTCTTGTTGACTGGTTCATTTGGGTAAAGTAAACCTGTCGGCGTTTCAATATAAACGTAAGTATATTGGTCACGGTTGCCGTTATCAGGAAACTTAGCCTCTACTTGATTAACTGATTTAGTAATGTCAATGCCACCAACGGTCATTGCGCCAATAATGTTTGAATCATCAAATGAATAAGATGATGATTCTGCCTTATTAATTATGACTTCCCATTTACCGCTTGTTTCTTGGTACGACATCCACGAGTCGCAAGCAGTCATAATTTGGTCTACGTTTTGAAGAATATTTTGATTTGTATCTAATACACCATTAATTCTGTATCTTGGTTGAGTTAACAACGTGCCTGCTTGATTGCGGAAAGTAATCGTTTGGTCTGAATAAATGTTTAAAGCTACCGCAGAGCCATAATCAACATATATAGGGTCTACTGCTGCGCCATAAATCGGGTTAGTCATGTAGTCGTACCAGACGTCACCCGCAGCAGCGTGTGGTGAACCACGCAAATAATGTTTTGCATAAAAGGTTAATGGTTGAAGTTGCGTAGTACCTGCGTCACGGTTATAAACAAGGTGAACAATAGCAAAGGCTAGGCTATTCATTTGACGCCCAGTAGCAGGCCATTCCTGACCAGCGGGTAGCCCGTTAGCAAGTGACATAATACTTTGTGGGGTTGCATAACCCGGTGCTGAACCGCCGAGGTCTAAGTTAGTAATAACTCCGCTTGAGTTAGACCTGAACAAATAAATAGACATATTGCCAGCTATTTTTGTATCAGTATTACCTGCTCCGTCAATCAAACCGTCTACGCGTGTTTCATCTACCGTGCTAAATACAACCTGTCTGTCACCATAGTAAAACTTAGACTTATCAAAGGTAAATTGCCCATCATCGCTAATTGAACTAACGACCATCACGTAATACATATCTATAGCGTTAGTAGTCATCACAGCGTCAACAAACTTACCGCCTATGTAAGCATCACCGTAAACAACTGGTATAGCTCTAGTGGTGTCAGGTGGCACTTGTATGCGTACACCTTCATCACGACTTGCTCCCGGTACGGTGTTTCTTGGGGTTAGGATAGTGGAAACAACATAAGCAATAGCAATGTTAATGATCGCAGCAGTAACGGCAATAGTTGTAGCTGATGCGCTAACTAAAATAGCTGTCGCTATCAACGTACCCGCAGCAGAAACATCAACCGCAAAAGTTACTGAGAGCAGAAAAATCGCAAGTTTTATCATTATTGAATCCAGTTTTCATCTAACTTAGTAAAGCCAAACTTATTGTATTTAATGTCTGGGCTTGTTGGCATCTTGGTCATGGTAAAAAACTTAATGCGCCCTGACTCTTTTAATTCGTTTCCATACTCTACATACTTTTTAAGCAACCTGTAACCTAACGAGCCGTTTCTAAACTCAGGCTTTACATACCAAGCCATTTCGCAAAGCTGTAAAGTTTTGTCACACCAAAGGCTAGGAGCAATTATGCCCATGATTAGACCTTTGCCCGGCTCAATAAAAATAATACCTGCGCCTACTAATATTGTATCTAGTAGTCTGTTCCAATATTCAGGGTTGTTAATATCACTTAATTCTTTTATGTCGCTTTCATTTTTAAACTCAACCATTAAATCTATAATTAATTGTTTATCAAATTTATTGGCTATTCTCATTAGTTGCCATTACCACCGTTAAAATTACCCGGAGTTTGGTCTACAACACTTTCATCTGTCCCTGTGTTAGTAGTATCTCTTGCTGGGGTAGTTTGACCACCGCTGATTGGTGGTTTACCAAAGTCAAAGTAAAGGGCAGCAATCGTAGCTACTCGACTCATGCTTATGTCGTTAGGGTAGAAGATTTGCCAAGGTATTTGATTGGTCTTCATGCCTGATACGCGGTTTTGTAGAACTAACCGCATAGAGGAACACAGAGCAACGACAGTAGCAATACGGGTGCGGAGTTGTTCGTTAAAATCTTCGTTAATTGCAAAGTTATTAATAATGCCCTGATACCGTTTAAAAAACTGTAATGATGGGCTAGTGATAATTTGATTGTTGCTATCTAAGAACCCACGCCATATTTCTATAGTGCTACCCTTTAAGTCAGAGTCTAAGATAATTGCAATGTTGTTTGAGTCTATGCCTGTCAGCATTACGCGCAAGTCAAATGATGAGGCTTTAATATCTCGCTGTATTTCGCTTATGCCTAAAAAGCTACCCATACCCGCATAGGTTGTACCACCGACAGTAATGGGTGATGCCGCATTGCAAAAGGTGTGGACTTCGTCAGGCATTGTTAACTTAACAAACTCTGCGTACCGTATAGACGGTGCAGTAAGTGCTGCCATTGTTGTAGTCATGTTTTGTCCTTAATTAATAATGTTTTCACGGAACACAAAAGGCGAGTCCCATTGTACAAAAGCACCGTCTGTCATCGGGTTAAGCGTATAAGTTGGGCAAGATTCAGCGACAACGTTAAATGTAACGTTCTTACCTAGCGTAACCGTAGAGCCTGAAGCAGGTACACCAATTAAAGGTCTGTGAATAAACACGGTTGTACCTGCTGAATCTGCTGTTATTTTATACACATACCCACCGACTTGTATAAAATCACCCGCTTTGTATGTGCCATTGCTTGATAAGGTCAGGGTTTGCGTATTAGGTGTCGGTGTGGCTGCCAATGTCGCTGCGGTTGCCGTGCCTTGCATCTTGTTAAACCATTCTAGGCTAGGTGTGTCAAAGATTATGTTCTCTGGCAACTGTCTGTCTGAATTGTCTATAGATTGAATAATGCTTCTAACCTGTGGGTAATACAGGTAATTGTTTGGCATGACCGTAAACACCCAAGGTACTGCCGTGAGGTACTGAGCTACCCGTAGTTGACCTGAACGGCTTACTTGTTGTCCAACAGTCCTACGGTTGTTAACCGTCATTTGAGTTTGTATGTTTAAGATTGTTTGGAAACTCATGTCCTACTCCGATTGTTCGATATTGATTTATTTGCAAATTGATTAGCCGCCCATACCGCGCGTGAGCTTCCGTAAATCCTGTCTTCAAACGACTTAGTATCTATTGCATCAATGTAATTATTAGTAACGTTAGTTGTGCCACCAAAGTCACCAAGGTTGTTGTTTGGTATGATTGCGCCTGACCTGCCGGGTATAAATAACTCTGGGCCATTCTCACCCACAATGCTTGGCCCGGTAATCGTGCCACCTGACGCAAAGGTAGAGTATGAACCCACATCGCCACCCGGCACGCCACCCGACGGTGTTGCGCCTGCGCTAAATGCACTCATCGCAAAACCAATCCCCATTTCTAGTAGTTTGTTTGCTTGCATCTTAAGCTGAATTTTTATTATGTCTTTAATTACGCTTTCTGCAAATTCGCTAAATGACAACTTGCCGTTGTCTACAAAGTTATCAATTGCCGTGTTCATGTTGCTGACTAGACTCCCAAACATATCAGCCGCGACTGTAGCGTAGTTTTGTGCATCTTCGCTAAATTGTGCAAACGCTTTGTTCCACCCGAAACTAAAGGTCATTTGTGACGCAATAGTAGCTTCTTCCATTTGACGTGTAATCACTTCGTACATACTACCTAATCGTTCAACTTCTAACGCTTGTCTGTCGTACTCGGCTAAGGTTTGAGAGTCTGCCCCTTGCCCTGCTGCTTTCTCGCGCTTGTCTGATATTTCCTGTAGCTTTGCACTTGTTGCGTCTAAGACTGCGTTAACGGCTTCCTGTACGCGTTTTTCGTTAGTAGCCATACCTGCCATGTCTGCTTTGATTTGCAACATTCCAATAGCATGTTGACGTTCACGATCAAATTCTGCCGAGACTAATGACGCTTCTTTTAGCATGTTTGCTAATTTGTCGACAGCGTTAGGGTCTACCATGCGTGGCGCTTGAGCTTTAACTACAATTGGTGGCACAACAACGTTAGTGCCTCTAAGACTTATTAGCTCTTTTACCTTTTCATAAAACGCAGCACCGTTATAATTTATTAAATCGTCTAAAGATGCGTCAGAGTCTTTAACTAGGTCTTCTCTTTCTTTTAGAGCTTTAGCCAAAGCTATGTTTGCATCTTTTGCTGC